CAGCAACAGGCTCTTTTTTGTTTAACTGGAACTTATAATAAAAATCTCTTTCTCCTACTTTATCCCATGATGTGATCGTATAAAAAACGTTATCGATCAGCCATTTTGCGCTTATAGAAGTATTGAAAGCGATTGCCTGCTGATACCGTACTGTGAGTGTATAGGAAGAATTCCCTTCTATTTCTCCTGATAATAATCCGCGATTTCCTGATGACTTCGCCAGTTTTCCCCTTGTAGTTACCAAGGCCCCATAGTTATCTGTACCGCCAGCACCTTGCGAAGTAGCAGCATTTAAACAAAGGGTAACCACCTGTCTCATATCGCCGATAAGATCCATCAGCCCTCCAGATTTAATAATTCAAGACAACTGTTGCAGATTTCATATTTGGTGTCTGCGGTTTCCCTATTCTCACCGACTCCCATGACTATCACTAAAACATTGGTATTTGAAACCATCATATCGCTACACTGATAACAGGGCGCACAGTTAGCGGGTCTTTTCTCCCATTCAAAACTTGCCTGTATGGATGTTCTCACATTACTCATACCCAAAGTGGAACCAAATAATTATCAGCATTTGATAAAACTTCTTTTAAGCCGGTTATATTCGTGTCTTTACCCCTGTTCTCATACAGGAATGTAATTACCTGCAACATCACGTCTTTCAGATCATCAGGGCAGAAATTGCCTGCCGTATAAACAATCTTATGCCTGATGCCAGCAGATTGCGGATGACATCCGCTCAATCGTTCGGTAAACAGATTCGGATTTCCAATTCCACCGCCCCACGGACCAAACAAATCTCCGTCGATAGAATAATTATCAACCGGGGAATAAGAAATAGGAGCGCTTCCTGATGGTCCCGAACTGCTGGAAACCGATTCAAGTCCAATCACAGGACCGTAAGGCAGTTTCCATTCACTTTCCAGATAGGCTATTAATTGAATTCGCTGGTAAACAATAGAGATATTAAGATGATTTTCGAGATGGCGGCGGGCTTTCTTTATCAGGGCGGTTATTTCGGTATTATCGTCGGAAAAGGTGACACGGAGCTGCGTTTTGGCTTCAGCCAGGGTAACAAACTCGCTCCCTAAATCTGTTACACGCCTCAGATCAATGATAGCGTTCATTTTCGGTACGGATTAATAACTGGCGTTCATTAAAAACCCTTCAAGCGCTTCAAGTTCTTTAAGCGGGTCCAGCTGCTCCGCTCTCGCCCTGCAAAGTACACTTTTTTCCCGGTAGTATTCGGGGTTATCAAAGGCCTGAATTGCTTTTACCCACTCTTTTACCTCCCCGATATATACGGAAGGATCGCCGGGCTCAAAGGATTCCCGCTTACTACCGACATAATGCGCCGCCTCGCCACAGTTTTCTTCCAGCCCTTCTGTAGGAGTACAGATAACAGGAATTCCGTTGCACATGGCCTCCGTTGCTGTTCTGCCCCATGATTCGTAATCGGAAGGCATGATAAGGAGGCGTGTTTTCTTATACACGCTGACAATATCGGGGGAGTTTTGAACCACAGTTACATTTGGGGGCATCATGGCAATGATCTGCTGCTGGTTTAGTTTCATGGTGCCGGGGTTGTCGTAAGAACCAACCACTCCGATAAACTTTTTCTCCGGCATTGCTTCTGCGATCTTCGCCAGCATATAACCGCCTTTACGCTCATTCAGGCTGATCAGGGTAATGTATTCGTTGTTCTCTGGCTTGTCATTGACGTTATAGAATTTAGTATCACAGGGAGGATGCAGAACAATTGAAGGGTGACGATATCCAACTTTTTTTCTTATCCAATCGCTGTTATAAACTACGTATTGCCCGTGATCGGAATTGTTGATGCTGGAGTAAGTGATATCGTTATGAATGAAATGAACGAGCGGCCTTTTAGCTTCGTGTGCCATGATGATAGTGAACTGGGTGTAATCCAAATGCGTTACCAAAACGTCCGCCCATGAATAGGCATCTACTCTGCCTGTTGCTGGAAATACTTCAATCCCTTCATAAACGTAAGGCAACCCATCAAATTGGTGAAGGATAACACGGCACTGATGACCCTTTGTAATTAAATACTTCATTATATGCAGCAACATCGATTCTGAACCGCAACAATGCCGGGGATAGAAAAGGTGGATAGAGGCGAGTATTCTCATAATATAATAGAATCTTTTGGGTAACCATAGAATTCCATTCCACCTGCAGCCGTTCCAAACCACCTCTTAGGACATATTATTTTCTTTTCGGGATGCTCTCCCAGGATTGCGGCGAAAAGAGAAAATGAACTATTGGCGGTTATGAAATGCTTGCAGCGTTTCATTAATCGGAAATGCTCTATATAATTCATCCGTCTTGAAGCAACCTGTATATCTACGCCTTTGGGTAGTCCAATCTGATCCTGTACCCTCACCCAATCCATTTCACTATCAGTGAAAACAAGAAACTTGCAACCCATGAGATAAAATTGCTTCATTGCTTCCCTGTAATATTCTGGGCTGCAGCGTGGATGGTAAGCATCAGGATTATCAATATAATCACCCGCTCTGTAGTGGAGGGCGATATATTCGTTTTGCTCAGGCTCATCCTTCATCCTGAAATAATGCCTTATCAATGGCATGCAGTTTTCAAAGTATCGGGGATCCTGTAAATGTGAGCGTATATTCCAGTTTCCTGTCTGGATATTGTAGTCTCTATATTCCCAATGATATGGAATATCCTGGTAATGCAGCCCTTCAATTAGTTCAGGCAACGGATTGACAAAGTAATCAGACATTCGGTCTGCGGTTCCACCAAACAATTCAGCATCTTTGTTTATCCATTCAGGGAATCCAAAAGGTTGACCATTCTTTAAAGCAATTCCTATTGTGCCCGCAATAGTAAACATTTGGTTGCCGGTCCTGCCGAGGCCTCCGCGGTTGACTGATAGACTAGTTATCATGCTCAACCCTCCATTTTTTAGCTTTCCTAATAATTATAAGCCACATCAGTCTAAAAAAGGAGCAATGGGCATAACAATGACCCCAGTCTTTATCGTAAGTTCTGTAATAGCATTTCATGGCAGAAAGGATTTATTAAAATACAATTCATGATTACTCAATCCGTCCCCTCCCACTTCCGGGAATAAATGCCTGTGATCATTGCGTAAAAGGATCAGGTTTCCGGTGTGACACAAAAGGAAATATCCTTTTTCAATTCCTAACTGCACCATAGGCTTATAGGCAGTCCCTTTATACTGGTCATTGATAGGAAAAATAACATCAGGAGGCATTGAACTATTTATTTCAATCACCACAATATCTGGCGTTCCTTTGTATGCCTTCCAAATCCCGTAATCCGGCCCATCGCAATCAATACTTAGTACGTTACATTTAGGAACATATGCATTAACATTCTCCGGCGTGATCTCCGCTTTCATTACGTCCAATCCTTGGGGGTTGATATCGAACATGAACCCATTCCACCCTTTCTTAATTAACGCTCGGGTATTGCTACAGAAATACCCATCATGCCCGCCAAATTCGCAGCATGTACCGTGAATAAGTTTAAGACGTTTTAGGCATTCTTCTATAATGCCGTCCTCTCCGTTCTGAGAGTGGATATTACCACTGTATTTAGCTGCAAATGTTAACATAGTTAACTATTTCGTTTCCAAGATTCCCAGCAAAAAGGATATTTCCATTCAGGAGTATGAGTCATTAAAAGCAACAATCGAATTTCTTCGTAAAGCTGTGCCGTATCCAATCCTTCCACATGATGAAATTGCACTTGTAGATTCCTGATATTTGGCATGTAATAGCCGGATATAATGTGTTTTAGTAAGGCATACTCTCCGCCCTCAATGTTAATCTTACAAACGGCAACCTCCTGACATAGGTATTTGCCTATATCCTCACACTCTACAAGTCTTTCATTTTCCTGATCGTAAAAGGAGGTATACAGATAATTGCCGCCTACTGTAATTGATCCATCTTTTATCCACGCGGCCCGATTGTCAATAGCATCAAAGC